CGTCCCACCGCGCCTTCAGGCGCTCGGCCTCCTCGTCCTTGAGCTTGCCGTCGACCGTCAGGATCCCGGACGGCCGGCCGCCGTTCCGCATCATCGACGAGGCCCGGCGATCCTCGGACAGCGCGCGACCGACCGTCTCCCGCAGGTGGTGGATTACCGACACGCCGAGCAGCGGGTCCAACCCGAAGCCCTTGACGTGCAGGATGTCGTCGGTCGTGCCGACGAAGTCGACGCGCTCGCGGTCGTCCGGGGCATGGACGACGAAGATCTTTCGCCGGGTTCGCCTGTCGCGCCCGACCTCGACGCGCCCCGGGTTGAGCGGAGTCAGCCACCGCACGCGGCCACTCGGCTCACGCTCGATCCACGCGAACGCATTGCCGCGAAGCAGCAGGCAGAGCGTCATCCACTCCCAGAGCTCCGAGGCGTGCATGTCGGGGTTCGGACGATCGTGGAGCAGCCCCCAGAGCCGCGAGTCGCGCGCGGGGCGCAGGACCCCGTCCCCGGAGTCGTGGAGGACCCTGAGCGGCATGGCCCGTATCCCGGAGGTAATGATGCTCACCCCGCCGAAGAACGCCGGAACGGTCAGCGCGGTCGCCGGGCTGACGCGCTCGCCCGCGGCGGTGCGAGCGCCGCCGGTGAGGATCAGCTCCTCGTCGCCATCGCCGATGACGTGACTGCGCGTGAAGGCGTCAGCCAGGAGTCGGGCGATCACCTGTTACGCCTCAGCCCGCGACGGGACGGCGTGACGGCGAGCAGGACCACAAGCAGGCCGACTCCGATCAGTGCCGCAGGGACGTAGATCAGAGCCAGGCCCGTAGCGATCATTGCCAGGCCGACAACGGCAGCGGCGTCGAATGGGTTCACGGGACGGCGGTTTCCTTTCACTGGAGAACGAGAAGGTCTTTGCGGCTGTAGACGCTCACGGCCTCGCCGTCTTCGACGGCCTCGATTCCCATCATCAGCGTGATGAGAGCGTCGATGACCTTCTTCGAGACGCCCTTGGAGAACCGCTCGGCGCCATCGCCGACCGGCTTGGTGGCGCCGGCGAGTACGTGTGACCGAAGTACCGAGTCGCCGTCGTGAGCTATGCCCTGCCTATCGATGACCTCCAGCAGTCGCTCCGTTGCGGGAGCCGTGTGCTGAGGGTGCTGAGGGAACGGGATGATCGTCAGCCCGTCCTCTTCCTCGAGGATCTCCGCGCTCTCGTCGAAGTAGAGCGGGTCGTAGATCACCCCGGCGATGTCGTAGCCATCGGCGATGAGCTTTCGGATGTAGTTCCGAACTCGGCGCTGGCCGATGCGATCGCCCGTGACGTACTCGTGGGCCGCCGGCTTCGGTCGCCGCGGATCCTTTGGCTTGAGCGCCCAGACCTTCGACTTCGGAACTACCCTGCCGTCCTCCCGGCGCTGGAGCAGCGTGCATGCCGTGGTGTCACGGATCCTCGCCGCGTCGACGATGACGAACGCGGGCCGGCCCTTCTCGACCTCGGCGCCGTTCTCGAAGCAGGCGTCCCACTGCTTCTCCTTGATGCGCGCGTCGTCGGCCTGGGCCCAGACGTTCGCCCGGTAGCGCGCGAAGTCCGAAGGCTCAAGGCTCTCGGCCGCGTCCTCCAAGCCCGCGATCGTCACGAACGACGCGGGGTTCGCGAGCTTGACGACCCGCATGTCCGCGAGGTCGTCGTCCTTCCGGCACGCCCACTCGAGCATGCAGGTGCGACCTGATGGCGACCGGGCGATGGTCAGCCGACCGTCCTTGTGCTTCACACATCGGCCGCGGCGGTCGATCTTCATCCGGCGCTGGACGCGGCCGCCCGAGTGCTCGAACCCGTACATGCGCGCGCGCTTGATCCCGAGCGTCGACGTCTCCTCGTCGTGCCCGGCGGTCGAGATCGTCACGACCAGGCCGTTGCGCTTGAACGTCGCCGAGCGAAGCGCCGAGTACAGATTGTCGTTGTCGTGCGCGTGCAGCTCGTCGATCAGCGCCAGCGTCGGGTTGTAGGAGTGCTTCTTCCCGCCGGTCTTCGACGAGTCGGATGCAAGGACACGGATGAACCCGAGATCGCTGCGGCGCTGGATCTCGCGGGCCGCCTTGCTTACCTTCAGCAGTCCTTCGAGCTCCGGCTCGGACTCCACGAAGTGCCGGGCAAACCGGTACATCGTCTTCGCCTGCTCCGCGTCCGCCGCGCCGATAAAGCACTCGGCGTTGCGCGTAACGAGCAGGTGGAAGACCGCTAGCCCCGCGAACAGAAGCGTCTTGCCGTTGCCCTTGGGCAGCAGCACCAGAAGCTCCGCGCGGTTCTTCGCGAAGACCTCGCGCAGGATGAACTTTTGGAACGGGTCGAGCTTGATCAGCCGCGGGGGCCCGTCGTACTCGACATCATCGACCGGCAGCGTCAGCCGCTCGATGAACCAGACGAAGTCCTCGTAACACCAGCGCCGGCGCCGGCCGCGCTTAGCCGAACGCGCCGCCGAAGGTGCCGGCTGCCGCCGCGCGCTTTCTTTCGAGCTCGTGCTGCTCCCGGGCTTTCGGCGTGAGGAGGAGCTCCTTGGCGTACTCGTTGGCATCGCGTTCGGCCTCGCGGGCGGTTTTGACGTTGGGGTGTTGCACCAACTGGTCCTGCGAGCCGTTCGTCGTCAGCACGAGCACCCCGTTCTTGTCCCGGGGCAGGGCGGCGCGAGCGACCCGCGCGCGCTCATCGGCGCGGATGTAGCGCTCGAGCATCTTTGCGTCGGAGTCCTCCCACGTCTGCTGGTCCTCGAGGTGCTTCTTGGTTGCCTTCCAGAGCTTCTTCGACTCCGCGTCGAGGTCCTCAGGAGGGGGCGTTTTGTCACGTGGCATGACTGTCTCGGTTCGCCTCGGGTACAGATCGGTGCGGTTTTGGAACACCGGCCGCGCGCGCCCGAGAAGAAGGGCGCCGCGCAAAACCGATTCGAATCTCGCATTTTTGCGAGCGCAGCTAGGCGCGATTCCTAGAGGCGTCGCCTCTAAAAAACCGGGAGGCCGCTAGGGCGTCCACGGCGCGAGTCAGGTCGGTGATCCGGCCGGCGCGCTTGTCGCCCTCGTACTTCGAGTGGCAGTCCCCGCAAAGCCAGCACAGATTCGCGAGCTCGTCGGTGCCGCCGTCGAGGCGGCCCTTCAGGTGGTGAAGGGTGAGCCGCCAGGTCGAACGGCAGAGCGTGCATTCCAGTGGCCGCAGTAGCTGGCGTGCCTTGGCCTTCAGCGCTTTCCACTCAGGCGACTGGTAGAAGCTCGCTGCGGCCTGCTGGCGCCGACACTGCGGGCACCGGCCCCTGACGACCTTGGCCGCGTCGGTGCGCTTACGGCAGCCGATGCAGAGACGCTGCCGTGGCACCTACGCCGTGGCGATCGTCGGGTCGCGTGGTGCGGGTGCCGCGTCGCTCGGCGGAGGCGCGGCTACGGCCGGCTCGAGCGACACGCTGAGCTCGAAGTGCTGGACGTCGTCCTCGTCGACCAGCTTGATCGCCGAGCCGAGCGGCAACGTGCTCGCGTGGGCCGCCACGACCTCGGAGACGGACTGGTCCTCGGCGACCGGCAGGTAGTAGGCCGCGATCGTGGTGGGCGGCTGACCCTCCTGGATCGTCCGGTTGTGCGCCGGGGTGTCGACGAGCACGTAGACGCCCATGCAACTAGTACCGCACCGCTGATCCGGGGATGACCCCGCCGCTCTGGAAGCGTCCGGCCACCCTGGCCAGGATGTCCGTGTCGACGTCGACGCCGATCACGACGTAGTCGGCGACTCCCTGGATCGGCTCGTCGCGCGCCGGGACGTAGGTCAGCCCGAGAACGCGCAGCAGGCGCCGGGCTCGAGGACGGGCGGCCAAGGCGTACAGCCAGCCGGTGCGGCGAAGGTGGCCACGCACTACGAGTTGCGCGGTGGTGCCACGTGCGGTGAGTGGGTCCATGCGGGTGGTCTCCTCTCAGGGATGGTCGAGCCCGTCGATGTCGACGGTCCCGAGGGACTCATTGCCGGCGTACTCCCAGCCGAAGCGGGCGCGCCTAGCGAACATCTCCAGGTACGGGCCGGGCGAGACGCGCTCGACCATGTCGACGAACGCCTCCGGCTTCTGCGAATGACGGCGCTGGCGCGGCCAGTCGAAGTGGCTCTGGCCCACCTGCTCGGTCGCCTTGAGCGAACCGCGCCTGGCGAACAGCACGAACTCCGTGCTGAGGCGGTACGTGCCGCCGAGGCCGGAGCCGGTGACGGGCTTGCACCACGTCAGCAGCGTCGAAGGCTTGAAGCCCCACGCACGAGCCACGCGATAGGCGTCCTCGACGTAGCGATTGATCGTCCAGAGGTACAGGTGCGAGTCCGGCGCCGCCCAGTGTCGGACGTTCAGCGCCGCGATCTCGTCGACCGACATCGTCGGGTACGCCAGCGGCCGAGAAGCGCCGCCCTTCCAGCCGTTGCCGCCCATGACCGTCCAGGGCGGATCGGCGATCACCGTCGAGAACAGTTCCATTCTCGTCTCGCCTCCATTCGCCCGAGACGTCGCCGTCCCGGACGCGCGAGGGGCCTCACGGCCCTTGCCGAGCATCTGTCGTGTGAAGGCTTGGTTCCTACGGCGAATCGCGATCGGCAGCCCC